ATTCGCCGTGTCCACGGTCAGAACGTCAATATCTGTAAATCTTCGGGTTCCGTCATCAGTTCGTAGGGGGGAGCTGGCCGCTTGGGGCAGGGAGCCTTTGATTGCTGCGGTGTGGAGGCGCACGAACTTATCAGGAACAGCACACTTACCAGCATCAGGACTTTCAACATAGGAGATCACCTCTCGTTCGACTTCAATAAATTCGATTTCTTTTTTGCGGGACTTCTGGGCCGCAATGGTCGCCTCATTCATTTCTGTCTGGAATGTCAGACGTTCTATCTCAAGGGTGGCGAGTGCATCCTTCTGGAAGAACTCTGCCAGCTCCAAGTCCTTCTGGACTATCACTAGCTGATACTTCTGCTCGGCGCGCTCATAGCCACGGGAGTCCACTAACTTGTAGGCACCGCCTATCAACCCAGCTAGGGCAAAGATGAAGAACAGATACTTCACTACCGCCGACCACCGTGCTTCAGCGAGTAGTGGTTGCCGTCATTGAAGCTGACACCAGAGGAAGCGTCTTCCGACATGGACTCCCATGCCTCGCCTATTTCTCGGTGGGCCTCGGAGCTTTGCTGGAACACACCATCAATAATCAGATTCCAGTCCTGAGCCAGACGCATCTTGTGCAGGCTGGAGGCCCGTCCGTAACCACCGGGCTTGGCTATACCGACAGCACCAAATACTCTCGGGTCTCTGAAGGCGTCACCTTTGGTCAATTGGTAGTTCGGGTAGTTCTCTTCCACCCAGATACGCCAGTACGCCTGCATCAGGCCGAACCGGTTTTGCTTGGCTCCTAGCTTCTCATTCGGGGGTACTTTGAATTTCTTCGGAGCAGGCATAGTGTGCCCTCATACGTGTCTAACCCATTTGGGTCAGTATACCTCAGTCTTGGAGGGTGTCTACCTTCTGCTCATCAGAGAGGGCTTGATGCCGCGCCCAATCTTGGAGGTAAGGGAGTATCTCAACTATCGACATCAGGTTGCCGTTGAGGAGGATACCGTCTTGCCCAGCGTAGCGTACGAGGGAAAACTCGAACTCGTAACTCATGAGCTGCGTTGCTTGGCTTCCGGCTTTTCTGCATCTCTTTGTTTAGCGAGGTTGTGCTTCATAAGCCGGGCGGTCTGGCGTATAGTTTCGATATGCGCCTTCATGCGCTGCCGGACTTCTTCACACGTTTTGCAGCTCATTGGCGTCGTAATCCTTGTCGGGCGGCTATTCCAGCGAGGGTGGCTGCGGTATCTCTATCAATCGCCTCCTGCCGCTCGCGCGCGCCGCGCTCTCTGGCGGACTCGATCGTAGGCGATGTTGAGACCCCCGAAGGTGTCGGTGTTTTCTTTTTCTTGGGCTTCTTGGGGTCCGCAGCGGCCTGCTCCGCCTGAGCTATACGGTCAGCGGTAGATTGCCCAGACATGACGTGCTGCATATTCCGTAAACCTGTCCCAGACATCAGATGCCCCCATAGGACGTCATACGTACCTTGTGTTTGCGAGTGCCCTTCTCGTTCAGCGCCATGGCGCAATATGCCATAAAATCATCCCGCTCTTGGTCTGACTTCACCAGATTGAACGTATCAGCGTCCTGCTTGCGGTAGGCGAGGTGCCTGACCCACTTGAGCAGGTGGTAGTGGTGCTCATCGCGAACGCCTGTGAAGCGCTGACGGGGGCGTGTTATGGGTATCAGAGGGAGCCGCTCGACCACGAGTTGTATGTGGGTATGCGTTATAGGGACATTGACCCAGCGGACATAGTCTTCCTGCTCCCCGATAATCATGTACCGGACATCCCCTTTTAGCGTGGGGTTGGTAGTACGTATTACCCCGTAGTCCGAATCAGTCAGGGCATCGATATCTTGGGCGTTGATGACCTTGATCTCTTTGTACTCGTCCCGCTGCGGGCCGGTATTAACTGCTGTCCGAATCCGCATGATGCTCTTATCTATAGCAAGCGTTGGCTGGTTTGCGATCGCGGTAAGTTGTGTTACCGCAGAGGACCCGTCAGCAATACCGCCGGTGAGGCGCACGAACATGAAATACGCGTCATTGATATACCGGTAGACTTCGTCGGTACCCCACAAGTAGGGCGCTGCGTCGTCGACCGCATCATCCCGGAACGCACATAGTAGCTCGTGCGACTCCATTAGCCAGCTCTATCCAGCTTCGCTTGTTCCTGAGCTTCACGCTCTTGGGCGCGGAACGCTTCCCAATAGGTGTCACGCTCATTAGAGGTGACTTCAAACCCGGTCAACGGAAACATGCGCTTGGCATTAGGTATTCCCGTACCGGTAAAATCCAGTCGTTCGTTACGTGTTTTCATAATCTCGAATGCTGCGAAGACCTTAGCTTTGCGCTCGTCTGCAGACATAACAACAGGTTCAGGTGTATCTTCGACATTATCCGCAGTCCCTTCTACAGGGCGCGCGCCGATAGAGACCGCATCCTCTACGCATTCTGGTGGCACAAACGTCGGTTTGTCTTTAACAAAGCCGATAGTGTGCATTTTAGTGGTACGTAGGATGTAGTTACGATGAAAGGTAAACAGCGGCATGAATGCCTCCTATTGGTAGGTGAAAGTGGAGGGGGCCGAAGCCCCCTCCTCAGTATCGCTGTTAAGCGACTTGTACCTCGTTGGCCCGACCTTCAACGATATACTCAACCACTACTTTAGCAAGACCAGTAGCGACGCATGCATCGGCAGCAGTGAACACAATTACGATGTTCTCGCCAACGCCTACGTACCCAGTCGGTACCAGAGGAGTTTTAGCCACGCCCTTGCGGTCCGCAGTAGTTAAGTAACGATCAGGGTCAGTAGTGTCACCGATAGTGACAGCGTACGTCGCCGCATCGAAAGCTTCAGTAACGTTGAGGAAACCACTGAGTACCGTCGCGCCCGGAGGCAGCGGGATAATCACAGCAGTAGTCGCAGCGGTGTTTGTTAACCCGAAATCGACGATAGCACCGGAAGTATTAACGATGGTGTCGTCGCGTCCGAAAGAGAACTCAGCAACCAGAGGTGACTGAGCAGTTCGTGAAGCAGTTAAAAGTGACATAATCGCTATCTCCTATTGCTCTACAAACAATGACATGACGCCGTGATCTTCCACGGTGCCGCCAGAGTATTGCGTAGTGAATTGAGGCTTCAGGAACCCACAGATCTTTCCAACGGAAATACCTTGCTGGTTATCGTAATCAAAGCCTTTCTCGTTCCACTCTGGAGAACCGATGTCTGCCATGCCTAGTGCTTGCGCACCGCAGAACAGAACCTGACAACCTTCAACAGAAGCACCGCCCCAAGTGGGGTTGAGCCGGTTGTTGGGTACGTGACGGAACTCGTGGAGGTAGATACCATCGATCTTCACGGTTGAGCTGGTGTACAACGGGTTATCGTTAGTACGTGGCTGCGCGTGACGAACGTTCAGAAGGTAGTTCTCTTCCATCTTCAGTTTCGCCATGGCTGACGGCGACAGGAACGCGTGGTAAGTCTCCTCACCGCCTTTTTCCTTCACGCCTCGGATATAATTATCCTTGGCGTACGCTTTCGCCTGTACAAACATTTCCCATGATGGGTAGTCACGAAGCGTGCCAGTGCCGACGGAACTTGTACCCTGACTGAAGTTAAGCACGGCATTGTCCGCATCCCATCGTGCTGCCCGCTTGGCTGAAGGCGCTACAACATCTGCAGCAAACTCCAGACTCGGCAGGTCGGAACCTACGCGAGCACCGCCAGAGTTCATTACAGAGTAAGAAACCCCTGCCAGCGTCAAGAACGCGATCTGGTCGATACGGTCAGCCAGCCAGTAAGCCAGCAAGTCGCGGGAGTTATTCCGGAACTCGACGATAGACTTCTGATCAGCCATACGACCTTCGTGCCGGTTGGCGTGACGGAGCTGGTCAAGACGAATGACTTGGTCATAGGTCTTCATCGCTTCTTCGTTGCCTTCCAGAGTACGATCCCCTGCAATACCATCTCCTTCGAGATCAGCAAGCAGCGTGATTACGGCCCGGGCACCCTTCTCAGACTTCTTCAGCTCAGTGATGTGCTGGATAAGCGAGTTGGAATCTTTGCCTAGGAATTTATTGACGAAAGAGTAATTACGGGCCTGCTTCCACAGATCCATACTCCAGATAGTCTTCTGTTCGTCAGTGAGAAGACCAAAATTAGTTAATGACATAGCGTCACCACTCCTCAAAGTTAAGTTAGATTGCGTTTGTGTAACGTACGTCGTTACCGCGAACAGTCGACCTTAACGTGGAAGAACCGGGGGGTTATATCGCTAACCCCCAATACGATGGCCTGACTATAGACCAGAAAAAAATAAAAGGGAAGTATCCGCTATTGGATGAAGTCCCCACGCATTTTCGCCAACTCAGAATCAGGCACTTTGATGAACTCATCGAAGCTCATGCTGCTGAGCATATCCGCATCCAGCGCGCCGCCGGTCTTGTCGTGGTCTTTCCCGACGGAGTCCAGTGACGGGGGCTGCTTGGCGGCAGTCTGGATATTCTTGTCGATCTGCTGCTGGGTCCGGCGCAGCCCGCTGTCAACCGCCTCTTGGGAGGGGGCATCCCGCAGCGTGTCGCCTTTAGCCTGCTTCGCAGGCTTCAACAGAATGTCCGTGGCTTCCTGCAGCGCTTCTGCCGGATTCTTGCCTTCGTTCTGCATGAGGCCAGTGATCATCATCTGCACGCGGCGCACGGCTATCGGGTCGAAGTCGTCAGCGTCCGGGTTAATCTCGGGGTACTCTGCCTCCAGCCGCTGCACGGTGGAGTCATACTGCACCTCGATCCTAGCGCCATTACGCGCGTTGTTCGCCTGCCGCTCCATGCGGGCATTCTGCATGTCGTCGCGCAGCTGAAGTACCTGCTCCATAACATCGGAGGCCTTGTCGAGGTCGCCGTCAGCCAGCAGGCTGGAGTGCTGCTTCAGCATCTCCTTCACTTTCAGCTGTGACGCCTCGAAATTCTGGGCTTCGTTCTGCTGCCGGTCACGGTCTTGGTACTGTTTTAGCCGCTGGGCCAGCTCGGCTTTCTCACCGCGCTCTTTCTGGACCGCCTGATCGAAGCGGGTCTTGGGGATCATGTGCCCTTTGGTGTCGTCCTCGTCCGCCTTGGGCTCCTCTACGGCGGCTTTTTCTGTTTCCGGCTCTTCGACAATAACCTCAGGCACCTCAGGCTCCGGTGCTGCGGCCTTCACCGGCTCGGGGAGGTTGTCGCCACGGTCTACGGGGGCAGTGTTCTCTTGTTCTTCAGCCATTATTTAGGTCCTTTCTTGGGAGTGGAGGGTTTGACTTTCGCCGCAGCCTTCTTGGCTGCGATGGTGGCTTCATTCTGCTCCTCCTTGTGCTCCATTGCAAGATCATGTTCTTCTTGGTCTTGCTGCATCTTCTGCGCGTGCTCGTCCGCCCTCTGCTGCATCTTCGCTTCGAACTCCCGCACTGACTGGGCGAACTCGGCTTGCTTCTGGAGGAAGGCCTGCTCCGCTTGGCGCATCTGCGCCATCATAGCCGCCTGCTTCTCGGCGATCTGGTCGTTCGCGCCGTCCGCATCGGTCTGCGCTTTCTGCTGGACCTCCTGCGCTTTGGCCTGTTTCAGCGCGGCGTCAGCCTCGACGCGCGCCGTCTCCGCTTTAACCTTGGCCAGCTCCAGCTCGGCCTGCAGTTTAGCGATCTGGTCAGCGTACTGACTATCGGTAGACTGTGCCTCTTCGCGCATCTGCTTGATAATATCGCTGCGGCGGTTGAGGCGGCTGTTCTCGATGAGGGTCTCATCGGGGATATTGACGCCCATCTCGCGCAGGCTGATGGCCTGTTCGAACTGGGAATCTTCGAGGGTCTCACGCGCCGGTGTGTTGGCGACAATGACGTCATACTCACCGATAGTCAGGTCGTGCAGGATAGACCCGGTATACGGGTCGGGGGTGTTGACCTGCACCTCCTCTGTGTCGCCGGTCAGGCGGTTGGAGGTGATGTTCATAATCCTCGGCTCGGTGTAGAACTCCTGCACCATGGACAGGACGTTACGCGCCAGAAAATAGTCTGTACGCTGCAGGGAGTCCGAGGGTCCAGCGAGGGTAATAGCCCCCCGGTTCTGGTTCAGGGCGACGGCCTTGGCTGACACGTCTTCGCGCGCGTTGCCCGTCTGGTAGTCACTGACGCCGGAAATGGACTTGATGTGTTCTTCAGCCTTGTAGCTGAAGCGGTCCAGTCCGGAGGGCGTCTGGTTAGGCAGGATCTTGTCCAGCCCGTCCATGTCGTTCAGCTCCACCACGAGGCCGGTCTCAGCGCCGCGCTGCTCCAGCTCTTCGATCGTCATGTTAGTCAGTGCACCGCTCTTCACCTTCCAGCCACTGTTAGCGGTGGTGTTAATCACGTGCAGCTCTTGGGACGTCACCTTGTTCAGGTACTCCTGCGGGTCCAGCAGGTTCTCCACCAGCCCGATGGTTTTGCCGTGGCGGAAGTAGGGGAAGTACGGCACAACGGTAAAGTGCTTGTACGGGCTCCACTCTTCGTGGAGTACCTCGTTGTCTGCTGTGACCACCCACTTTATGCGCTTCACCATCTTCTTGGTCAGCCCGAGATTGAACTGCTGCTGGGCCATGGCGATGCGCTGCTTGCTCCAATTATCCGGTACAGGCCGCAGGTCGCCAGTGGCCAGATCAACGAAGTGCTCCTGCCGCGATAGCTCCCTGTACTGCCGCTCAATGAGCCGCACGTTGCGCTGCACGCTGGTGTCTGATCCTGCCGAAATGTACAGGTTGTCCGAGTTCGGTCGCCCGAAGCGGTCGCGCTCGTGGTCGATGGAGTCATACCCGTAGGGGAACATACTCGTACCGCGTCCTTTCAACCCTTCGGCCTTGTCCTTACCGTACAGCATCTCGACGTCCTGCCACGTCACCCACTTCGTGGTTATCACGTCGTTCCACGTATCCGGGTCATAGTCCTCGGCGTCAGGATCGATCAGTACGTTCTTCGGGTTCAGGCGCTCGATGCGCACCTCGCCGGACATCGCGTCGGTGAAGTCCAGCCGCGTATCAAAAAAGCCACGGCTGGTGATAATACCGTCGCAAAACACGTCTGAGCGCTTCCAGTCGAGCTGGTTAGAGTCCGCGATCTGCCGGAACACTTTAGTCAGGGTCTCAGCCGTCTCTACGGGGGCACCGCTCCTAGGTTGGAACGATATATCTGTCCGATTCTGTATCTGCTCGCCCATCACGTTGCTGATGGTGCTGAGAATCTTGTTGATCGTCAGCGCGGGGCGGCGTGCCATTTTTAGCATCGCCACATCGATGGGGTTCCACTGCTGGCCGCGAAAAAAATCGTTGCAGCGGTCAGCCTTCTTAACGAAATCAGCGTGGCCCATGTCGCGGACCTGCTGGTAGCGCGTCCACTGCCTGAGCGCAGTATCAATATTGTCCGACATTAGGTATTCTCCTGAGCGAAGGTTCTATATTAGTCCCCTTCTTATATCCCCCCGCAGCATACTCCAGCGCGGCCTCTTTGTTCTTCCCAAAATCTTTATAGTTCTTCGCTTTCATAGCTCTGCGCTGAGCGTCGCGTAGCTCCAACTGCCGGAGCCTACCGTCTTTACCCTGCTGGATGGTAGGGAAGGCTGACCAGTTACCGTCCTCCCCGACTTCTGCCGCCATGCGGTGCGTAGAAACGGAACCGTCAGGATTACGTAGCTGCGGGTAGGGTATCTGGTGCAGCCGCCGCTCGTACTCAGGCATTCTACGGAGTCCCTGTGCCATACTCTCCCTCTCTACGCGCTCATGTGGCCGGAGCCTGTCCGGTCTGCCACCATCAACTTATCCTTCCAACTCTCGATCTTCTTGGGTGTGCGCCCACGGGGCGGTGTCGACCCCACCGCGAGCGTTACCGCCCACGCCAACGCGTCCACAATATCATCGTGCGCCCCTGCGGGGAAGCGGAGCAGTTCTTTCTTGATCAGGTGCACCCACGGCGCTTCGGCGGGGAAGTACACCCGGTGCTGCTGCATCCTGCCCTGCAGCGGTCGTGCGCGCGCCATTTTATCTGTCAGCGGGTGCAACACCTCGTACGGCGGGTACAGCGTGCGTTCACCCATGCGCTTGGACAGCAGCGGTTTGATACTCTTCCATATCTGCCCGTCCTCAAAGCCTATGGTCAGAGGAGCGGTCGGCTCAGACCCCCAGCGCTGTGCCGCGTCGAGTATCTCCTCCACGATCGTGAAACTGTCCCCCTTGAACCGCACCAACTCCACGACGTGCAGGTAGTCGCGCTCGTCCTGTATGAGCGTCACGCCGACGGTAAAGTCGTTCTGCTGCTTCTGCCCGATGGCGAAGTCCCACGCCTGAAACACCTTACGCCCGTAGTGCGCCGGGGGTGTTGGCTCGAACTTGAAATACTCGTCCTTGAAATAAATACCTTCGTCAGGCACCGGGTTCTGCTGGTACAGCGCGGACCACACGCGTGGCGGCTGGTTAGCCTTCAACCTTCTGATCATCTGCTCCGTGAACCGCTCGGGGTGCAGCGCCTCGCCGGGCATACGCAATAAGGTATATGTCTCGTCAATCTCGTCCGGTATGCTTGTGCCCGCCTCGCGTTGCGTGGTGCGCAACACCTCGTGGCTGGGGTCCAGCGGCGCGCCGAACCGGTCAATCAGGTCAGTCGTTTTGTTGTGGTACTCCCACTCCTCAGCCTGCGCCGGGTACTTAATAATCTGGAACTGGTCGATGTCATCAAACTCGTCAGGGTCCTGCGCCGCGTCAGCCATGCGCTGCTGGAGCCTGCCCGCAAGATCATCATCCGACCAGCACGTTTGTATGAGCAGGACGCCGCCCCCGGGTGCGAGGCGGCTGTAGGCCGTTGACCAGTACCAGTCCCACAGCGTGTCACGCGTCACGATCGAGTCCGCCTCCTGCTGGTTCTTGATCGGGTCATCAACGCCCAGTATGTGCGCGCCCTTACCCGTAATACCGCCACCGACACCCGCCGCCGTATACCCCCCGCCCGCTGTGGTGTTCCACGCCTCGGCGCTCTGGCTCTCCTTGTCAATATCACACCCTTCGAACAGGCTGGTGAAGCTCGGGTCGCGGATCATCTCGCGCACCTTGCGCGAAAATTTCATCGGCAGGTCGAGGTTGTACCCGCAATTGATAAACTCCCACTCCGGGTGGTGCCCCAAGCACCACGCAGGCCACCTGACCGAGCCCAGTTCTGACTTACCGTGCCTCGGTGGTACGAGCAGCATGAGCCGGGGGGACAGCTTGTTCTCCACGTCGCGCATGAACTGCTCCAGCCGCCGCGCAATGTCGAGGTGCACCCACCCGGGCTGGTAGTTCGGCAAAAACCGCTGCGTGAACGCAATCAGGGAGCGTCTGGCAAGGACACGTCGGACGATTTCACGTCGTACCTTGGGGTCAAGGTCCTGTACGAACTCGTCCGTCGGTGGTGGTGGTTTGGGCGGCGGCTTCGGTGGAGGAGGTGGAGGCGGCGGCGGTGGAGGGGGTGGGGGGTTAAGCGCGGCCTGCGCCTCTTTCTCCGCTTTCTCCCGGGCGCGTTTTTTCCGCATGGCGTTGCGCGACCATTCCCGCTCTTTATCCGCCCTGATTTGCTTGAGCCGGGCTACAGCTTCGTCCTTAGTCTCACCTGTCACAAACCGATCTCGGCATAGCTCGCGTCAGCCACTTCCTGTGTCTGTTCCAGCACTTCGGCGAACTCCCCCTCGATGGTTTCGGAGTCGTTTTCGATCATTTCGAGCAGTTCGGCGTCGGTCAAGGCCTCCAACTTATCCACCGCGCGTTTGGCGGTGATGTTGATGTCAATAACCTTCTTCTCCGCCGCGTAGTAGCCGCACATCAGGCCCAGTTCACGCCATCCACTCACCATCGTTTTAGGATCGGCCTGCATTTTGGCCATGTCGATGGCCTCCAACATCCCATCCATCACTTTCTTGCGTGTCAGTTGGGTGGCTTTCTCGTATTTCCGGTGCTGGTAGCGCAGCGCCTCCTGAATTTTAGGTAATTTCATCAGCCGCACCGCTTCTACATGGGCAAATTCATACCCTGCGGAGCGCGCCGCCATGGTCTGG